CAAGTATTTTTTTAATTTCTTCAAAACTCGCTTCAAATTTATTGTTTCCAAGAGAAACACAATGTTGTTTTAATAAAAACATCATATTTTTTTCTGAAAACGGATAAGAAACTATAGATTTATATTTCATGAGTCCTTGAGGATATAAATTTATTAAATTATTAGTTAATGTTTCAAAATCTTTCTGTCTTGTTATAGAACAAATAAATCTCATATTTTCAATTTGAAATACATATAAAAAATAACCATATTTACATAATGCGTAATTACTTGCTATTTTATTTTTAGATTCATTCGTAATATCCCCTTCTCCAGTATAATTTTGTAACTTATTTGATAATTCACTATTTTGTTTATTTTGTCTCTCTAATTCTTGTTTCAAATGAATTATTTCTTGTTCTTGACTATCATTTTTTTTCAAAAGTAAATTATAATTTTCAAGGTTGTATTCATTTTGTTTAATAATTTCTTTAATATAGTCTTCCATTTTTTCAATTGTAAAATCGCTATTATCCAAAGCCAATAATTCACGATGTGCTATACCATCTTCTGTCGTAATTAAACGTAATCGTTTTTCTAAAATAGAATGTTTTTTTATTAAGTTTTCAATTTCTATTTTGTTCTTGACTTTGTAAGCGTTGTACAGTATAAAATTATCATATGTTTTTTTATGACATTTTACCCTTTCAGCTAAATTATTACTTTGACCAAACTTAATTACAGATTCATGATACATTTTGCTATTGGGTTTACCCAAAGTTTTATTATCTATCTTTCCGATATAAATACATTGGGTATTTAATGGAAATTGTTCTAACAATGTTTTTTCTTTTAGAACTTGTTTGTCTTTTTCGTTTTTCAATTCCTGTGATAGAATTTGCTTATCTTTTTGTTCTAATTGTAACTTTAATTCATTGTTTTCTTCATTAATAACTTCTTGGACAATTTCTTCTAATTTTATATAATAATCATGAATTTCGTCAGCTTTATTTGTTCCAACTTTTAAACATAGTGATTTAAACGTTTTTACATTTAACATAATTTTTTTAATATTATGCCCACCTCTTCCTTTTTTTTGCTCACTGTCAATACTTAGCAAACATTTGTAATCTTTATCAATAACAAAATATTTTTCCAATAATTCTTTGGCTCGTTGTTTTTGACAAAAGCCCAACCACTTCCAAACTTCATCTAAGTCAATGACAAAATCATTCGTAGAATGATAATTTAAATAACAATAAAAACTTGATAAAAATAATTGTTGTTCAAACTCTGTAAAATTTCCTTTAATTTTAATTAGAAGTTTAACGTTATAATCTTTTGATAACTTTGTTATCGGATTGCTCTCAATAAGTTCAACTATATTTAGTTGTTCCATTTTATAAATAATATAAATAATTTGTCTTTATATTATTTTATTCATAACTGTTTTTGTTTTCAAAATCAAAACCAATCAAATCAATTAAACTGAACCACAATTTCAACATCCTCTTTCTTGATGCTTTTTGTAGCGGAAATTGATAGCTCTTCCCTCTTTTTCCGTGTCTTGGAATTATCCAAAACACACTCTTTTTTCTTCGATGTACTATTACGATTGTTCATATCATTTTCAATAACAGCATAATTCTCCTCAATGTAATTAATGACACGGTTTTCAATCGCCCACTTAAAAAAATTCAATTGGCCAATAGTGGTTTCAATACTTGTCCCCGTCTTATATGGAATGCTTATGCGTTCCCACCGACAAAACGGGTCAAAACGTCGTTTGCTATATGCTTTCAATTTTAGTTTGTAATCGAAATAAACTTTGAATCTCCGTGTGTCATCAATTGTATACAAAGTATAATACTTTTTCGCATAATTTGTTGCGAACCAGTCGACAATTCGTAAGGAAATGCGCGAATCACCTGTAATAATTTTCAACATTCGTGTAAGATGAGTTTCATCTTTATAAAAATCCATTAAATTATTTAACAATAATTCATTTTGTGTTGTATAACTTGGTGTAACACTCATTAGTTAACTTTTTGAAAGTACTTTTAAGTTGTTTCAAAAAGAACAAATATATTAAAAACCAAAATATTAAAAACAAATATATTAAAAATCAAAAATATTTATATAATATATAAATTAAAATTATGTCCGATATAATGAATAACTTATTTGGTCCTTTAGGAAAAGATTATTGTATTTATTTCTACGCACTTTCTATAATATTTTTCGTAACCTTTACTACAACTTTATTCGCTATCATAATGGTAGTAGTTCAAAAACCAAAAACAATTGATGGTAAATTTATATTCAAGTCCGCATTAATTATTCTCTACACTTTAATACCATATTTAGTAAATAGACTATTATATACAATGTGTGTAAATAGCGTTCGTTAATAAAATGGTTTGTTAGTTTATTAGTTTGTCAATTTGTTCATTCATTCGCATTTTTTACACGCCCTTCTGTAGTATTAATCGGTTTTAAAAATTGATCGCGAATAGCTATATCATCCGCATAATTCGTGTCTGTTAAAAATGGGTTCGCACCAATTTGTTGAATCATTTCTCTATTAGACATTTTTAGGTCCAAATCTTCTCTCTTATTGGATAATTTGAAACCATTTGCGGCAACACTATCATTCAAAATTGACCAAGTGTTTTCATCATAGTTTAGTGATGAAGAATACGCTAAATTTTCCAAATCTTTACTAAATACTTGCCTATCTTCTTGTTCAGGTTCTTTCTTTTTAAATACCCGCATTGTCTTTTCGTAGGGTCCGCCTTTTGTCCATTTCCATTCCATTTAATTTATAAAATAATATAATTTATAAATTATCAATAATAAACCAACAAACAAAAACCAACAAACAAAAACCAACAAACAAAAACCAACAAACAAATCAATCGATTTGTTCTTGTTTAATTAAATTCAGCTGTTTGGTAAATCGAAATTTCTCATCTGTTCTCCTTCTTCGCTTTAAATTACAGTCTAAACAGGATAAATGATAATTATCTATGTTATGTCCCTTATCATTATCAATCCTATCTATAGACCATTGTGTCATTTCTCTCGAAATATCATACAAAACCATCATTTCTTTTTTACAATAATAGCATTTTATTTCAGAATCCACCAATCTTTCAACCACATTTTCAAAAGTAAGAAATTTTTCCTCATCGAACATTTTTTTTAAGTTATCTTGTTGTTTGTAACCAGTAATTTTGTTATGTATTTGCTGAATAACAGTTTTAATAACATCATCGCTTGAGTTTTCACTAGAGTTACGGATATTTCTTAAAAGAATATTCAATAATTCCAACTGTTTATCATGTTGATAATATTCATCAGAAAAAGTCCATTTTTCACTTTCAACTCTTTTTTTGATTTCAGTTTTTTGTTTTGTTACTTTTTTCATTTGATACCGATTATTTGTTCCAATAATGGTTATTTGTTTTGAATATTCATGTTGGTCAGTATTTTCCATGTTATTAGAATTTATAGTATTATATTTAATATCAAATCAATATAAATATTTTTTATAAAATAAATATTTACAAAATAATATATTTTATAAAAGGGAGTTAAAATTATCTTTATAATATATGTATCATGGAAGAACTACCACTACAACTTGAAATAAATAATAATGCGTTAACCGATTTGAAAAACGAACCGAACAATGAACTAAAAAACATAAAATACAAAAATATGATTTTTAATGGAATACAAATTCAAGAATCAAAAAGTACAAATTCACTTTCCAATTTGGAAAAATTTCTAGAAGATGAAAAAAACAATAATAAAAATGAGCCTTGGTGTAAATTGAACAAAACGATAAAAAGCAAAAAACTATTCGATTACGCTACTATATATCAAAAAGAGAATAATCTTAATGACGGCGAAACAGATTTATTAGTGTCTTTTTTTAAAGATAGTTTAGATAGAAATAAACTACAAAAAGTAAAAGATGTGGTTTATGATAAGACGACCGGAATTATTAAAGATGTGCCAGCTTTACATTATGTTAAAGCAACTAAACATTTTACTCTAAAAAATTTGGAAAAAAGAGTATCTACTTTGAAATCATTGACCCCTAAAAAGATCGCAAATAGTACAATTAAAAATAAAAATGCGACGCAAACGAATGATTCAGAATCGGATAATGAAAATTGATTTTGGCGTTTATTTGTATTTTCTATATTTTCTACTTTGTCTAGTTCTTCTATTTTTAGTT